GATAAGAGAGCTTGACGGCGTAATTATTCCCAAACTCATTGAGTTGACGAATAAAACATTGCTGTTTGAAGCCCCCTACCTTTTTGACAGTTATATGATTTATCTCGAAATCAAGCGTAAGCCGCAGGAACGATTCTATGAGCCGCGCCGAAAGCGACTGAAAGAAGTAGTTGATGCTATTCAGCATCTCGTTGACGACGAATTGGACGAACTTTTTATCTCCATGCCGCCCCGTGTCGGTAAGACAACGCTTATTCTTTTTGCGCTTACGTGGATGGTCGGAAGAAATTCCGAAACCTCAAATCTTTACTCGGCATATTCTGACGTAATCACTTCCGCAATGTATTCGGGCGTTCTCGAAGTTATTAACGACCGCTTTACTTACACGTGGCACGAAATTTTCCCGAACAGTAAAATTGTAGCAACAAATGCGAAAGATGAAACGGTAAATATAGACCGAAAGAAGCGTTATCCCTCTCTCACCTGCCGTTCCTTGTACGGAACACTGAACGGTGCGTGCGACTGTAACGGATTTTTGGTGAGCGACGACTTAATCGGCGGCATTGAGGAAGCATTGAATAAAGACCGTTTAATAAGCGCATGGTCAAAAGTCGATAACAACTTTATCCCCCGTGCAAAGGAAATGGCTAAAATGCTTTGGGTAGGTACACGGTGGTCTATTATAGATCCGGCAGGGTTGAGAATGGATTTGCTTATGACCGATCCGATTTATAAGAATCGTCGTTTTAAGATTATCAATATCCCCGCACTCGATCCGCAGACGGACGAATCAAATTTTGAATATGCCTACGGCGTTGGATTTTCCACGGAATACTATCAGCAACGCAGAGCTTCGTTTGAACACAACAATGATATGGCTTCGTGGAATGCTCAATATATGGGCGAACCTATCGAACGTGAGGGAACATTATTTGCTCCCGACGAAATGAAATACTACAATGGCGTTTTGCCCGATGCCGTTCCCGACAGGATTTATATGGCTTGTGATCCTGCATTCGGTGGCGGCGACTTTGTGGCTGCTCCCGTGGCTTTTCAGTACGATAACGAAGTGTATGTGCATGACGTGGTATTTAATGCTTCCGATAAAAAGATTACTCGCCCGTTGGTGATAGACGTAATTTTGCGTAACAAAGTTCAGGCGGCTCGATTTGAAGCAAATAACGGCGGCGAGGATTATCAGGAATACATAGAAGAACAGTTGAAAAAGCAAGGTTATCGTCTGAATATTACTTCCAAACGGGCGCAAACAACGAAGCGAAAAGAACAGCGTATATTCGATAAAGCTCCCGAAATCAGAGAATTCTATTTCCGTGAGCAAGGTAAACGTTCCAAAGAGTATAATCAGTTTATGACAAGCCTGTTTTCGTTCAAGATTACAGGCAAGAATGACCACGACGATGCGGCAGATTCTTTGGCTATGCTTGTCGATATGAAAAATGATATGTTCGGCACTATTCCGGAAATTTTCGCCCGCCCGTTTTAAAAAATATTCTGCAATGGTTATATTTAAGGAAAATTTCCGCAAAACCATTGACAGCATTATATTTTCATGCTATAATTTAAGCAAAATAATTATGTGGAGGATTTTGCCGTGTCTGTAACACCTCGTCTTGACCTAACGGGAAGAAAAATTATATACACCGACGTGGATGTTATTACGGAAGATAATGTTGTAGATGTCCTGCATCAGGCTCTTTCCGTTCACGCAGAAAATCGCTCTTGCATTGATTATTTATACAGGTACAACAACGGCGAACAGCCGATAATTAACAGGCAAAAAGAAATTCGCCCCGAAATCAACAACAAAATAGTTGTCAACAGGGCGAATGAGATTACTTCCTTTAAGGTCGGTTATTTGCTTGGAGAGCCGTTGCAATATGTTAGCAGGGATTCCGAAGATGATGCCGTGACGGATAAAATCACTCAACTCAACGAATATATGTACATTGAGGATAAGGCGGCAAAAGACAAGGAACTTGCAGATTGGTTTACTATTTGCGGTACTGCATACAGAATGGTCTTGCCTACACAAGAACATAAAAGTTCTCCTTTTTATATCTACACCCTTGATCCAAGACAAGCTTTTGTTGTCTACCATAACGGACTTGGAAACAAGCCTGTTATGGGGATCAAGTTTGTAGAACTTAACGATAACAGCAAAGTTTATAGTGTTTACACCACCACCGATTACTTTGAAATAGTTGATGACCGCATTACAAAACACGAACAGCATATTTTGGGTGATATTCCTATTATTGAGTACCCTGCTAACACAGCTCGATTAGGAGCATTTGAGATAGTTATTACACTACTTGATGCTTACAATTTGACGATTTCCGACAGACTTAACGGCTTGGAACAGTTCGTACAATCGCTCATTAAATTTGTAAATGTTGATATTAGTGACGAACAACTTGAAAAGCTGAAAGAACTCGGCGGTATTAAATTCCGTAGTACAACAGATAATCCTGCCGACGTTCAATATTTAACGCCCGAACTTAATCAGACAAACACGCAAACGATTCTTGACGATATGTATCAAACAATCCTTACGATTTGCGGAATGCCGAACAGGAACGGCGGTTCTTCCACTTCCGACACAGGCTCTGCCGTTATCATGCGTGATGGTTGGGAAGTTGCCGAAGCAAAAGCGAAAGACACGGAATTGATGTTCAAGCGGTCTGAAAAGCACTTTCTGAAATTAGCGTTGAATATAGCGCAGACCATTGACGGTCTTGATTTGAAAGTATCTCAATTAGACGTTCGTTTTACACGTAGGAATTACGAAAACATTTCTAACAAGTCCTCTGTTCTCACGGCTATGCTTGCAAGCGATAAAATTCATCCGAAGCTTGCCTTTCAGCATTGCGGACTTTTTGCTGATGCCGAACTTGCTTATAAAATCAGTAAGGAATACGCCGAGGAGCAGGAAGAAAAAGCGAAGCGAGAGCAGGAAGCCCTGCTTAAACAACAGACTTCGGGCGGTGACGACAATGGAAGCAACGAACAATCGGAAGAATGATTGGCAAAGCGTTGTTGAAGATATTATCAAGCGTGGAAATGTTGCGGAAGTTAAACGAGAACAAAACAAAATAGTTGTTGTTGAAATAATTAGAAAAGTTAAGAATAAGACTGCTATAACAGGTTAGCAGGAAACAACCGACAGGGGTTATGAGTATTACTCGTAATCCCTATTTTTATTGTAAATGTCCCGTAAGGGTTTTTAAGATAGGGAAATCTATAATCGCAAAGTCAGGAAAAGACTTAAAAACGGAAAACATAGTGAGTGAACACTTATAAAACGCACAGGAGGAATCTTATGAAATTCAATCTCAAACAGTTACTTGGCGATCAGTACAAAGAGGGCATGACATCCGCAGAAATCGAAACGGCACTTGCCGCTATCGACGTTCCGAAAGATGAAAGTTCTCAAAAAGAAATAGACCGCCTGACAGCCGCTCTTACCAAAAGCAATGCCGAAGCTGCTGAAAACAAGCGCAAATTGCATGAGAAGCAATCGGAAGAAGAAAGAGCAAAGACGGAAAGAGAGGAAGCGATGACTGCGCTTCGTGAAGAAGTAGAATCTCTTAAAAGAGATAAACTTTTGGCTGAAAATAAAAGTCAGTTGTTAGCATTGGGGTACGATGACTCTCTTGCGACGGAAACCGCTACGGCAATGGCAGATGGCGATACGGCAAAAATTTTCACAAATCAGAAGAAATTCATAGAGAAGCAGCGTTCCTTAATAAAAGCTGAATTGATGAAAAATACGCCCACTCCCCCTGCCGGAAGCGATACGGATTCTATGACGAAAGAAAAATATCGTGCTATGTCGCTTGCCGAAAAACAAAAGATGGCAACGGAAAACCCTACACTATATCAAAAAATGAATTCGGAGGAATAAATAAATGCCTAATCTTAATCACAATCATCAGATTTATGATAATTTCGTTCTCGCGAACGAAATAGAAGATCAGTTCAATTCCAAACTTGACCTTTTACGTTTCGTGACTGTTGACAGAAGCCTTTCGGGTGTTGCAGGAGATATAAAGAAAATCCGCAGATACAAGGCTTCGGACGGTACGGAACAGCTTGAAATGGGTGCAGGAAACACCAAAAATATTGAAGTTGCGTATGCAGAAGAGCAGTACAAGATTTTGCTCTTGCAGAACCGCTTCCCTTACTATGACGAAGAAGAAATGCGCGATCCTATGGTAGTTCCCGTAGGTGTTCAGCATATGACTGTCGATATGTTCAACAACTCGCAGAAGCGCATGATGAATGAATTCAGCAAAGCAACACTGTCTATAAATGCTACGGCTTATAACTTTGATGCGTTTGTAGATGCAGTTGCAAAACTTGATTTGCCCGAAGAGAATGCGGACGGCAACGGTGTTGAGATATTCGGATTTGTAAATCCTACACAGCTCGCTGAAATCCGTAAGAATCTTAAAGACGAATTAAAGTACGTTGAGGCGTTCGTAAGGACAGGCTATATCGGCACGGTTGCAGGCGTAAACCTCTACACCAAAAAGGATGCGCCGAAAGGTTATATCGTAATCGGTACAAGAAAAGCCGTTACTTATTTCGTTAAGAAAGGTACGGAAGTTGAACAGGAAAGAGATCCCAACACTCGTTTGAACGAAATCTATTCTCGTAAGTACTTCTTACCTGCTCTTACCGACGAAACACAGGTAATCAGAATAATCAAGGGTTCGTCTAACACAGGTGCTAAAATCACTACTGCAACTCTTACCGCCGGTACAGTTGGCACGGCTTATGCGTTTACTCTTGAAGCAGATGGTACGGCTACAATCACCTACGAGGTTGAACGTGGCGAATTGCCTGACGGCATAACGCTTTCGACCGATGGCAAGTTCAGTGGTACGCCCACCAAAGCAGGTGATTATGTATTCAGCGTAGTTGCTACGAATGAATATGGTGTTTCAAGCAAAGAATATACACTTACAATCGCGGCAGAAGCTTAAAAAATATAGGAGGTGGACAATATGACGAATTCGGAGAAACTTGCCATGCTTAAAACTATGTACGGCGATAGCGAAGATGACGGTGTGTTGTCCACCTACCTTAATATTGCCGCAGAAAAGATATTGAACCGCCTATACCCTTACGACGACACCAAAACCGAAGTACCTAATAAGTACGTCCATACTCAACTGAATATTGCCTGTTACTTGCTTGAAAAGCGTGGCGCAGAGGGTGAAACCGTGCATAAAGAAAATGGCGTTGACCGCACTTATGGCAGTGCCGACGTTCCCGAAGATATGTTGCGTGATATTGTTCCGTATTGTGGGGTGATTTAATGAAATGCTTGAAACGAAATAAGCAAAGATTTTATTACTACCTTTACAAGGATAAAGTCCCCGTGACGGATGATGAGGGTAATAAAACGGGTGAATATGTTTTGACCTATGACCGCCCCGTTGAATGTTGGGGGAACATATCCGCAGGAAGTGGCGATGCACAAATTGAATTGTTCGGAACGTCTATAACTTACAATAAGGTTATCGTTCTCGATAATCCTAAATGTCCCATTGATGTTTCGACTTTAATTTGTATTGATATTCAGCCGAAATCCTATTCTGCTAATACTACACCACTTCACGACTATGTTGTTAAAGCGGTTGCACGCTCGTTAAACGGCGTTTCAATCGCTATAAGCAAGGTAGAAGTAAATGAAAATAAAGGTTGATTTAGGACAAATACCCGAAGCTATCAAGCGGCTCGAAGAATTCAGGGACTCTCTCGAAAAGAAGCAACAGGAATTCTTACGCCGACTTGCTGAAATCGGAATAGCCGAAGCGGAAGCACGGTTTAATACCGCCACTTACGATGGTATAAACGACGTTGAAGTTGAAGAGCCTGTTTGGGTAAGCGATAATAAAGTTAAAGTCAGAGCCACGGGAACAACAATTTTATTTATTGAATTTGGCGCAGGTGTGTCATATAGTACTCCCGTTCACGAAAAAGCAACCGAATTCGGCTATGAGCGTGGTGGCTACGGGCATCACTATGGTAAGAGAAAAGGTTGGTATTACAGAGGAGATCCCGGAACAAACGGGCAAATCCCCTATAATTCAGTAATGGCGGCGAAAGGATTGGTCTACACTATCGGTAATCCTGCTAACAGGTGTATGTGGGAAGCAAGCAAGAAAATAAGGTCTGAAATAATAAATATTGCCAAGGAGGTATTCGGATGATAGATATTGAGAACGCCGTTTATACAAAAGTGTTTGATGCCTTGCGAAAGGTTTTTCCTACTCTTTATATTACAGCCGATCCTATCGCTATTCCGTCTGAATATCCTTGTGCAAGCATTTACGAAGCAGACAATTATTCTTACGACAAAACACAAGACAGTAACAGTAACGAAAATCATGTCAATGTTATGTACGAACTCTATGTGTTTTCAAATAAAGCGACAGGTCGAAAGACTGAATGCAAAAACATTTTCAAGGTGGCAGATGACGTGTTATTGAAAACAGGATTTACACGCATTAGCAAGACACCTATCCTTGATTCGGACGGAAAGGATTATCGCCTTGTAGGTAGATATTCTGCCGTTGTTTCAAAAAATAAAGAAATATATCGGAGGTAATAATATGAACACTTACAAATCTTTCTTAATGCAAGGTACGACATCGGGGAGTACTACTTCTTGGGCAAAGCTTATTGACATCAAGGATTACCCTGACCTGTTCAGCACTCCCGAAGCGTTGGACAAGACTACTCTTTCCGACCGCTCCCGTACCTATGATTTGGGTATTGAGGAAAGTGACGTTATGGAATATACCGCAAACTATTCGCTTGACGATTTCAAGAAAATCAGAGCCTTACAGGATAAGGAACTCGATTTAGCCGTATGGTTTGGCGGCACGGAATCCACTGACGGAACACTCACCCCCACGGGTTCTGACGGCAAATTCTCTTTCAAGGGAAAAATTACCGCAAGCATTGTAGGTAAAGGTGTAAATGAAGTTCGTGAAATGAAGATAGCCGTTGCCCCCACTTCGGCAATCATCGTTGACGAGGACTAATAAGGAGATATAAATTATGGCAAAAACGATTAAATTTTCTCACGACGGAAAGGATTATGTCCTTGAATTTACTCGTAAGAGTATTGAGATGATGGAAAGGCAAGGCTTCTCGATTTCGGAAACGACCGACAAGCCTATGACAATGCTTCCTACTTTGTTCAGAGGCGCATTCCTTGCGCATCACAAATATGTGAAAGCAGAAGTGATTGACGGGCTTTTTTCCAAAATCACGAACAGAGAAAAACTTTTCCAAACGCTCATTGAAATGTACAATGAACCCATTGTTGCCCTCATGAATGAACCGGAAGCCGACGAGGGAAACATATCGTGGACAACGGATTAAATGACGATGCGTTGTCCGTAAAAGCCAAGGGGGGTGGAAGTACCGCTTCCGCTCCCCTTAAATCATATACAGAAAACTTTTATGAGCAATTCCCTTTTTATCTGTCTATCGGCATGAGTGCAGATGAGTATTGGAATCAGGATTGTAATCTGACAAAATATTATCGTAAAGCATTTGAGTTGAAGCAAGACAGAAAGAATGAGGAATTGTGGTTGCAAGGTATGTACATATATGAAGCGATAAACGATGCTTCCCCTATTTTACACGCCTTTGCAAAGAAAGGCACGAAGCCTTATCCTTATCCGAAACAGCCTTATCCTCGTACCGAAAAAGAAGCGCAGAAGCGCAAAGAAGCGGAAGAAAAGGCACGGTATGAAGAAATGAGAGCAAGGCTTTATGCGAGAGCAGGTAAACCAAAACAAGGAGGTAATTGAGAATGGCAGAAAATACGCTTGATTCGTTAGACATTGAAATAAGTTCATCTGCTGACGGTGCTGTTAAGTCATTGAACGGCATTATATCTTCCTTAAAAAGACTCGATAAAATCGGTAAATCGGGTGGTTTGGTTGAAGTAAAAAAACAGTTAAAAGGCATTGCTTCCGTCAAATTCGATAAGTTGAACGAACAGCTTGCCCCTCTTGCCGGTTATATTAAAGAACTTAAATCTTTGACTAAAACTTTGGGTAGCACAAAGCTTACCGCTCCCACTATCGATGCTTCTACAACAACGGAATCGCTTGACGAAGCACTTTCCGATTTGAGCGAAAGAGCAGAAGAAGTGAGAACGGTTGCCGAATCTTTCGGCGAAACCGCAAATACTCCCGAATGGTTTGACGAAGTTAAAGACGATTGTCAAAAAACAGCGGACACTTTTACCGCCTTTTCACAAAAAATACAAGAGGGGCGTGATAAATTGCGCACTTCTTTAAAGGAAAAAGCAGACGAATTCGGAGATACTTCCACTTTTGTAGGAGCATCTTCTTTTGCTACAACAATTAACGATCAGTTGCAGAAAACAAACTTGACGGCTGAACTGTTGCAGGACAAGTTAGCAAAGTTAAGTCAGATGGACGGAACGCCGAATAAGGAAAAGTGGTATGCGCTTGAAAAAGCGATTTTAACCGTAAAACTACAATATGAAAACCTGTTAAAGACTATTGATAAAAATGCAATAGCCGTAGATTCTTTGGGCGATAAAGCAATTAAAGGTCAGAGCAAATTATCTAAACTGTTTTCACAGTTCAAGAGAGTTGCTCTATATCGTGTTGTTCGTTTTCTGTTAAATCAGATTGCACAGGCGGCAACCGAGGGATTGCAGAATATCGCTAAATTCAGCGAAGAAGCAAACTCGATTATGTCGTCTTATAAAACAGAATTCACCTATGTAAAAAACAGTATAGGCAGTGCGCTTCTCCCTATGTTGCAAGCACTGTTGCCTATTGTTATTCGTATAGGCGATGCATTCGTAGACATAACAAATAGCGTGGGGATGATTGCGGCGAAATTAAACGGACAAAGTACTTTTATAAAGGCAAAGAAATACGCACAAGATTATGCCGATACGCTTGAAGAAGTAAAGCGTTCTACTACGGGCTTTGACGAACTGAATATTTTAGGACAAAATACCGACAGCTCTTCCGATACTTCGGAAATGTTTGAAACCGTTGATATTAGCGGTTGGGAT